ACTCTACCACCATCATCTACAATTAAACCTATAACAGAGATAAAAAAAGTATCAAAAGATATAATCGCTGATATAAATGCTAAGTTAAAAGAAACATTAAGTAAAATAAAATCAAATGATAAAGAACGTTTAAAAAATAAAGTTGAATCACTTAAAACAGAGGTTAGTGATTACTTAGAACGTAAAAGAAAAAAGAGATTACTTGAAAAAGAAATAGGTGAATTATCAACTATAAATACAGATAAAGGTAAACCTACTGCATTTTATGATATTGATAAAATTGACATGTATGATAAAAAGAAAACTGAATAAGTAAAAAATAATATGGATAACAATACTGATTTGAAAATAGATCTTAAAAGTATGTGGCGACCAGCGATTGCTTGGTTGTATATTGCTATTTGCTTTTTTGATTTTATGATATTTCCTATTTTATGGAACGTAGCACAAATATCATTTTTAAAAACAATAGTAATTACTCCTTGGGATCCATTAACATTAAAAGGTGGTGGATTATTTCACGTTTCTATGGGTGCGATATTAGGAGTAACAGCTTATGGAAGAACACAAGAAAAAATTAATGGAGTGACTACTACTTCAGCTATAATAAGTTCATCATCATTGGCTAAACCACCTACACCTAATTTTCCAACAAGGGATTAATATGACACAGAAAAAAGAAGAAAATAAAAAATATAATACACCAGAAGAATTTATAAAGTATCTTAATGAAAAATTAAATTCTGAAAAAGAAAAACTAAAAGAAAACTTAATAAAAGAAAACTTAAAAAGACAAAACTAAATTATGGCGAAACGTGCGATAAATTATGGAGTAAATACTAAGAAACAATCTAAACCTAAATGTACAAGCATTGGGAATGGTTTTATTAGCAAAACAATGATGAATAAAAGTAAACGAAGAAGTTATAAACCTTATCGTGGACAAGGTAGACGATAAAACAATAAGGAGTACAAATGAAAAACTTAATTGAAAAAATAAAAAAATTATTTAAAAGATGTATTTGTAAAAAATAATTTATTATAAAAACTTTTTATTATGAATGACGTTATGAAATATGTGATTACAGGTCATAGATCTGGTATAGGAGAAGCCATATTTAAATATTACGGTAAACAACCTAATATATATTGTGTTGGTTATGATAAATCACATTACTTAGATTTAAATGACGACAGAGTACATTCAGATTTTTTAGAGAGATGTGAAGATGCTTCAGTTATTATATTAAACGCACATACTGGTAGACAACATATCTCTTTAAAAACCCTTTATACTCTTTACAAATCAAAACATAAACATATAATTGTAATTGGTTCATTAGTAAGTAAAATATGGAAAACACAACAAGAAGTCCCAAAAGGTTTTGAAGAATATTGGTCTCAAAAAATATTACTCGATAAAACAGTAGAAGAATTATATGATCCTAACAGTTCTTTTCTAGAACTATACACTCCACTTAAAATAAGTATTATTCGTCCAGCTTGGGTTGACACTCCATTAGCAAAAGATTATACAGGAAAAAAATTAACAATAAATTCAGTTTTAAATGCAGTAAGATTTATAATTGAGAATAAAGATGCTTATATAACAAATATGGATTTACAATGTACGAATTAAGAAATAGTGCTGACGGTGAAATTGAAAAAATAGTTAAGAATACTTATCGTTATTGGGTTGAGATGAATGATGGTAAAAAATATTTAGATATTCAATCTGGCAACAGTGCTTTTATACTTGGTTATGGAAATACTGAAATTATAAAAGCAATGGCTGACAAAATATTTTCTGTTAGTTTTTTAAGAGGTAATACAGGTGAGACTGATGTTGATACTCAGGAACTAGTTTCTTTTGTATTATCTGAATCAAGAATGTCAGTAATGTCTTGGGCTATTTCTGGCACATCAGCAGTGGAATGTGCGATTATGATGAATGATAGTTATTGGAAACAAGTAAATGCTAAAAAACATTTAATCGTATCTTGTTCTCCAGGATATCACGGTACAAGTTATTTGACTAGATGTATGGCTAATCCATATTCAATCGAATTTCCATCAGATAGATTAAGATGTATTCGTGCACCTAAATGGAGGAATATAGAAGAACGTGCAGATGAAGAACAAAGAGCAATTATAGAGTTAGAAAGAAGACTCTCTAAATTTGATGACTCTTCAAATGTTGGTGCTTTTATAATGGAAACTTGTCCTTGGATGAATGGAATATTACCATATAGTAGATGGTGGTGGAATAGTGTAAGAAGTATTTGTGACAAATATAAAATAAATTTTATTACAGATGATGTAGCAGTATGTTGGGGCAAATCATTATCTTATTTTGGTTATTCAACAGCAGGATACAATATTCAACCAGATATTATTGCTTGCGGTAAATCATTATCAGCAGGGTATGCACCGATAGGATTCGCAGTAGGTAATGCTCGTATAGGTGAAGTCCTTTCAACACAGGAGTGGGGATGGGGGCATACTTGGCAACCTTATATGGCTGGTATTGGTGCGATGAAAAAAGTAAAAGAAATTATTTCAAATAATGGTTTATTTCATATAGCAAAAAATACAGTTATACGATTAGAAGAAATAGCAAAAGATTTATATAATCAAGGTTATTTAAATTGTTATAGACAAGAGGGTTTATTTTTAGAATTAGATTCTAAAAAACCAATTCTTGGAGTAATGGGAAAACTTATACGTTCAGGAATGTTATCAACTACTACACAAGACAGTTCAGTTAGAATTATAGCTAATTTAATTGCTGATGATGAGTATTTTAGGGAATTAAAGGCAAGATTAAATGACTTTTTTAGCAAAAATTAACTCTTTACATACAAGCTTTTTTATAGTATAATATACCTTATGATTATAGTAATAAATCATATTAATATGTCAAATACTGATCCATTTAAAATTGATATGATTGAATATGACTTAAAAACTAATCTTGGAAAAAAGGCTCTTGTTCCTTTATTTGGAAGCATATTTGATATTCAACTCAAAAGAAACAAATATTCTCTTGTAAATAAAAACTGGAATAATCGCATACATGGTCAAGTTATTAGTTTCGATAGGACTTCTCCAAATTCCATCTTTTTTGAAATCCACACAAAATATGTTCCACCAATTCCTTTTTATGATTATCTAGTTGAAAAACAAAGATATAATATAGAAGCAACTTATGGTACTGAAAAAACAAATTATGAAGATTTTAATGAGTATGGATTTGTTGGTAGTTATGAAAATGGTGATGATGAAAGTTGGGAAACTACACCACACAATTTAAAAGATGATTTAATACCACCACATTTATTAGTTTTATATAATGTAGTATGAGAAAATCTGTAATAGTTAAACTAAAAGAAAAATTAAAAAAATGATATTAATTGATTATTCACAAGTAGCAATCGCAAATATACTTTCTTTTAAACAAGATGTTCAAAAAGGAAGACCAATGGAAGAAGTATCTAATATTATTCGTCATGCGATACTCTCTACTATTAAATATTATAAGAAGAAATTTTCAGCTGATTATGGTGATTTAGTTATATGTGCTGATGGTAAAGAAGTTTGGAGAAAAACAGAGTTTCCTTTATATAAAGCACATCGTAAGAAAAATAGAGAAGCAGATCCAGTTGATTGGAAACTTATTTTTGAAACTATGGCTGATGTAAGAGAAGATTTAGTAAAACACTTTCCATATAAAGTATTACATATAAATCATGCTGAAGCAGATGATGTGATAGCTACACTAGTGAAAGAAAGACCTTTAGAAAAACATATGATTGTTTCTTCTGATAAAGACTTTAAACAATTACAAAAATGTGGAAACGTTGAACAATATTCACCATTACTTAAAAAGCAAGTAAATAAATCATCAGTAAGAGAAGCTGAACAATATATAATAGAACATATAGTAAGAGGCGATTCAGGTGATGGTGTTCCGAATGTACTTTCACCAGATGATATATTCATACGTGATGAAAGACAAAAACCAATTACTAAAAAAATATTAAATAATTTCTTAGAGAAAGGTATTAATGCTTGTCAAAATGATGAACAAAAAAAGAACTATTTAAGAAATGAAAAATTAGTAAGTCTTGATTCTATACCTAAACATATAGGAGAGAGTATATTAAATACATTTAATAATAACAAACCAAAAGGAGATAAGATGACTATATATAACTATCTTATAGAAAAACGTTGTAGTCTATTACTTCAAGAAATAGAGGAGTTTTAAACATGGGAAAACGTGTTTATGAAATATTAGAAGAAATAAATAATGATATAACCGCTATTATTAATTATAAAGATAATATTGCTTTAAAATTAACATTACAGAATAACTTTAATAGCAGTTTAAAATGGGATTTACCAGAAACTAATCCACCATTTAAAGCAGCGATTGAACCATTAAATATGGCTCCATCGAATCTTACTTTAGAAGTAAGAAAGTTTTATATTTTTAGAAGAAAAGATTTAAAACCTGCTAAAAGAGAGATATTGTTTATTCAAATGTTAGAAAGATTAGATGCGAAAGAACAAGAAATACTTTTAGCAATAAAAAATCAAAACTTAACATCTTTATATCCAAATATTACAAAAGAATCCATTTCATCATACATCAATGCTTAAAATAGGCAACATAGTAGAAAAAATATCTAATGCTTCATTCCCAGCTGAGATAAGAGTTTGGGAAGATGAAAGATTAGTTACAGTGCATCGTTCAATAGATACAGCACAATTAATTATAACAGAATTTACTTCCTTTGCTAATGGTACTTGGGAAAATGAAAAATTTAAAATATCATATCCTAAGGTTGACAGAACTAAAAAAATTGAAACATTAGTAAGAGTTAAAAAAAAGTAAGATTATATTATGTCCAGTGAAAATAAAATTGTAGGAATACGTCATAAATTCGCTACAATGCGAAATCAAACTATTCATATAGATATCAATGGCTTTCAATTAAAAACCACAGTTGATAAGGTTGATGAACTTTTTGAATATAACGTAATACGTTATTGTGTTAATTCTGTATTGTATCAACTTGATAGAGCAAGACAAGATGCTATAGACTATAATACAACACCACAATTTGCCTTTCCTTGTAGATATAATAACACAGCAAATATACCAGCAGAATCTTCTGGTCATACCGAATCACAAAAAGTTTCAATTATTATATTAGTCGATGATCCAGATGGTAGATTACCAGATTATTGTGTTAAAGGAACAATAGGAACATCATGGAGCATACATTCAAACCCTGAAACACCAGAATTCTTAGATTGTATTAATTATGTTACTGGTACTTTAGATAAACCAGAAGCTGAAATAGTGACATTACACTAAGTCATTGATTTTAAACACTTTTAAATGCATTTTGTACTTTACTTTTCGATTAAAATATAGTACAATATACGTATAAACTAACTAAAAAAGGAATATATATTATGGGTAATGTAAAAAACTGGTTAATGGAAATGGAAGAAGATTTTTATAATTTATCTAAAGATGAGTTTGTTAAAAAACATGGTATTAGACACTATGAAAATTTTAAAAACAAAGAGTCTGAAGAAGAACAACAAGCAATAGCTGAGTTTGATAATTTTAATTAAGTATGCTTAATACTATTTTATTAATTGTTTTAATTTGGGGTGTATATTCTCACGTACAAACGCAAAGACGTATTGAAATACATTTGGAAGAAATAAAATATAATTTAAGAGAAAGATTTAGAAGAGAATGAATAGCTTGTTTAATAGGAAAGTAGGAATTACTATGAAGATAGATGGATCAGATGCTCAATTATTTTGGAAAACTACTAAAAATGGTTTTTATAAAATTTTAGATGATTTTGAATATTTTCAATCTGAAGGACTGGCACAACAAGTAGTAAAAGAAGTATTTTCTTTGCCTGATAATAAACCTTTTAAAGTTTTAAGATATACATTTACTAAAAGAGAAATATGACTATTAAACAACTAGTATTACCAAATTATTTTACCAAAGAAACGCATTACTATGCAGATGCTTTTGCTTCAGCTGTTAATACGAATAAAATATATTTTATTAAAGAATATATGTCTTTAAAACTTAAATTTAAAGCACAAATAAAATATAACGAACAAAAAAATATAACCTTTATTGACTTAGATGGTATTGGCGGTCATGAATATTCAGATGTTATTACGTTGAGAGGTAATCCACAAGTAGATGCTATTAAAGATTGGTTAATAAATAAATGGTAGACAAAGTAATTTTATTAGAAGAATACAGAAATGGTAGACAAAGTAATTTTATTAGAAGAATACAGAAAAAGAATAAATGATCAAGAAAAGCTTATTGCAGAACAATCATTTAAAATAAATGATTTAAAAGATGTAATAGACCGTTTGAATGAAGACATAGAAAATTTAAATAGAGTTATAAAACAAATGAAATATATAGATCCTGTTGATTCTATGCTTTTTACAGATGACGACAAAGACTAATGAAAAAAATAGATAAAAAATGTTATCGATTTTTAGCTGATTATGTAGAGTCCGATTATATACCATGCACAGAAATAATAAAATATTTAAGTGATAAAAAATTTAATAAATGGTATAGAAAAAAATATTTAAAATTAAATGCCAATTAAAATAATAAGATGAAAGATAAAAAATTGAAAAACAAAAAATGGATTAAGGATGGTTTTTATTATGATGGTAAAGATCATTATAATATATTTAAAGATTCAAAAGGTAATGTAAAACACGTTAAGTTTAAAAATAAACTTAAAGTATGCAAGAAGTAAAAAAAGAAATTACTCATTGGAGAGACAGAGCGTCTAATTTTAGAAAGTTATCTGATGTTGAGTTAAACAACTGTTTAGCTAAATTAAAAAAATCTAAATTAAGTGCTAATATTCAAGATGACATGATTATGTGCCTTTCCAATTTAAGAGATTTAGGAATGGTTCCATCTTTTCATATGGAATTACGAGAAAAGTTTTTTATATATTGTAAAGAGATAGGTGTAGATATCGATAGTTATAAAAGAGCAGAAGAAAAAAGAGTTATGAGTTCTTCTTTTGGTAGTATAGTGTGGGATAAGATAGTTAAACTATTAAACGATAATGAGGCAGATACTTCAAAAAGAGTTAAGGGTATAAAGAAATTAGTTCTTTTTCGTTTATTACAAAAAGAATTACCAGATGTTGATAAAAAACATATTCATAAAAACGTTAAGGCAAATATTAAATTAGGTGCTTTAGAATATCATCAACAATCTAAGTCAAGTAAATTAATACGTAAAGGACAATATTGGAACACATATGTTAAAGTCAATAAGTAATTTTAGTTGGGAAGAATTTTCAACACGTAATAATCTATATTTTCGTGTTGCTTATTATATTTTTGTACATATATTAGCATTATTCGTATTTAAATATGGTACACTTACTACATTCTTTACGTTCATTTTATTCTGGTGGTTTGGTGCTTGGGCTGTATCAGGATATACGCATAGAGCACTTTCACATGGTTCAATTAAAGTTAAGAGTAATTTATTAGAACATTTAAGTAATATATTTGCTATATACGCAGGTATTGGTACTCCTTTAGGGTGGGCAGCACTACATCGTATGCATCATACTCATCTCGATACTCATTTAGATCCACATAGTCCACACAGAATAGGATTTTGGAGATCCTATTTACATTTATGGGATTGGCGAAAAGAAGATGTACCATTAAAATATACAACAGGATTATTTCGTAATCATATTGCTATGTATTATCACAATCGTGCTATTCCTACTTTATTTTTATTTTGGATTAGTTTATATATCGTATCAGAATTTTTAAAAGTTAATTTAGGAATATTGGGTGGCTTAGAAGTTTGTATTGGAGCAGCATTAGCTGTAGTTGCAGGATTACATGGAATGGGTGTTACAAATGCAGTAAGTCATAATCATGAAACACCTAAACAAGTTATATCACTTGATCCAATCGCAGGTGCATTTATTAATTGGGGTGAAGGCAATCATGAATATCATCATGCTAAACCAAGGGATTATTCTTTTGGTGATGGTATCTCAGATCCTGTTGCTAGGACTGCCGAATTATTTGAACAATTAGATTTAGTTGAGATAAACAGAAACGAGTGAATAAAATGGATAAAATATTTATTTTAATAATAATATTGTTTCTTTCAGGATGTATTCATAATACTGCTACCGATACAGGATGTAGCACTACAAATACTGAAATTAAAAAAGAAGAGAAAAAATCACCATTACGAAATGTTTTTGAAGGATTGAGACTACCTTAATCTATCCATTTTATTCACTCGTAGTTCAATGGATAGAATGCTGGTCTACGAAACCAGAGGTTGCAGGTTCAAGTCCTGCCGAGTGAGCCAAACTAAATACATTATATGAACTTTGTAGTAAATTTACCACATATACAATGCTGGATTAAAAAAGAGTTTCTTTATGACTTTAAAAAAGGTTTTGGAGAGTATATTCCATGCACATGGGTAACACTTAAATCTATTCCACGCAGAGCTTTTTATATTGAAAGTTATTTACCAGAATATGGAGCACTCTATGATAAACTTCCTATAAGTGCTTATGTATGGAAAACTGATATTGATTTAGATAAACAACTTCCTTTAGATTTTTTACAATTATGGGATGGGTTTAGTTATCATATTTCATTAATTGAAAAACAATTTTTACAAAATTGTCGTGTTGAAATTATATTAAGAGATGGTTCACGTATGAGCGGTGAATACCTATTCACAATAGATAGTGCTCATGCTGATCCGAATATTCCAAACGTCACTGAGTCCGAAGTCCCCACAGAACATAAATCACATAATATCGGTAAGTTAGATAATGGGCAATGGTTTGCTCAACCAAATAATCGCATGTTGTTTTTTGAATCAAGTTCAGTTAGATCAAAAGGATTAAGTGTTCCTGACTTTAAAGTAAGTTCAAAATATTATCATTGTGAACAAAATCCAAAATGGGTATTTGGAGATAGCGATGAATACTTTTATCCATCATACGAAGTAAATAAAAAACCAAATGACAAAGAATAAACAATTTTATGTTATTTAATGAATCGGTTATAAATCATAAAGCACTTCATTATCAGATATGCCCTCTTCCTTTAAATGATGAAGGAATGAAGTGGATGGAAGAACAAACATTTTCAAAACAAACTAAATTATGGGTGCCGATTAAGTATCACAGTCATGTGTTTTTGAAATGGACTAAAATGATTGGTTTAAGTATTACAGATATAGAATTATTTTATAATCCACCAAGTCATTCAATGCCTGTTCATATTGATGGAAATAATATTCATGATGAATTTAAATTAAATTATGCTTTTAATCCAGTTGGAAATAGTTTAATGAATTGGTTTAAACCTAAAGTAAATACAGTAGCAAAAGCTCAAGGAGTGTTGTACGAAAATCAATCTGAAAGAGATATTAATACAGCAGATTTATATTGGTATCCTGATGAAGTTGATTTAGTTGAAAGTCATGATATTAAAGTTTCAATTGTTCAAGTTGGACAACCACATAATGTTACTACTACTCATTCTTCTCGTAAATGTTTATCTTGTGTATTTGATAAAATATTAATTCCAGGATGGACTACAAATGATCAGATTATATTAAATGAAGATTTAAGTAAAATATCATTAGATAGAGATAAAGCAGTTAAAGATGGAATTTTACAAGATGTTGTACCAATGTGGGATGCTGTAAATTTGTTTAAAAATTATATTATACAGCATGAACAGCATGAACAACATGAATAAAAAAACAATTATAGAAACTTCAGAAGATACAGTTTACTGTGATGGATACGATCCTGATCTAGATGACGATACTCATCCAAGAGTATTTTATACATTAAAAGAACGTCCAAATGGTGAAATAAATGCTGTTTGTTTTTATTGCGGTATAATTTTTAAAAAAGTATGAAAAATATTTATTGCGCAAATTTAAAATTACCAGTAAACGATGTAATGATAGATAAAAACTGGTTAAGTAAAATGCCTAAAAAGGGACACTTTCCTATACCAGAAAAAGAAGTAAATCCTGAATTATTAGATTTTTTTGAAAGCAAAGGAATGTACTTAAAAAATGCTGATGTATTTTGTTCTCCTCCTGGATTTTATTTACAAATACATATTGATGGAACAGATTTGGGTACTAATTCTTGTGCGATTAATTGGCAATATTGTACAGAAAAAGGTTCTTATATGCAATGGTGGAATCCTAAACCTGAATTTGCAAATAAAGAAATTATAGAGCCAGAAAGTTTTAGTGAAAATAGTTATAAAATAGAAACAACACCATATGCTTATGCTTGGACACCTGAAGAATGTGATTTAATTCATACATCTGAAATAGGTTATCCATCATTAGTAAATATTGGAGTACCACACTCAATGAAAAATGATACAAAAGTTAATCGATATGCCGTTAGTTTAACTTGGAGGCGTTATAACGGTTCAACAGTAGAATGGAATTACGTATATGAGAAACTACAGTCATACGTTATGGCGTGAGTTAAATTTACCAATATCACCGATTACTAAGGATTACGTATTTCCGAAAGAGTCGGAACAACACGATAACGCAAAGTATGAGGATCATTACGCACAAAGAGAATTAATTAATCCTGATTTTATTAATTGGGCTAAGTCTATAGATCTTGGTGTACTCCGTATTGAAAGATTTTCATCTAAACCAAATTATAGAATGTATATTCATACGGATAATGATGATTGGATAGATGATTTAGTTAAAATTATTTGGTGTTATTGTCCTACAGATGATCATTTTATGCATTGGTATGATGTTAAAGATGTAACTTATTTCGAAACTGAAACAAATAACGATTCTGGTCCGACAATGCGATTTCCAGACTTTAATATTGATAAACTTATTACAAGCACAACTATTAAACAAAATCCTATACTTGCGAATACTGGGCGACCGCATAATATAGAAAACGGAAGTAGTTATAGACATGTAGTTTGTGCTTGGTTTCATGATTTAAAGTCAAATGAAACAGTTATAGCAGATGGAAACACTTATCCAAAACCTCTTCAGTGGAATGTTGCAGTTGAACGTATGAGTAAGTTTATATTATAAATAAGTTTATATTATAAATATAATTAAGATTAGATTATGAAACCAGTATATGTAGTTGGATATGGAATGATTGATAGTCTTGGAAATAATTCAAAAGATTGTTTCGATAGGATGTTAGATAATCATGATTATTCTTCTGAATTAACTGAATTGAAAGCAGAAAATGCTAAAGTGTATCGTGGTGCTATATTCAATCCAAACGATTGCATTATACCAAAAGAATTTGATATTAAAATGCTTAGGTCATTGACCAATGCACAAAAAATGATGCTTCACGCAGTTGATGCAGCATTAAAAATGTCAAAGTTAACACATCACTATGATGTAGCAACTCTTCTTTCAACAGTTTCAAACGATACTGAATTTCTAGATGAGTTGTATTTACCCACAAAAAATCATAAAAGAGTAAATCCTAGAAAGTCAGCAAATCGTATTCCAGATATGGGATGTTCGCATATAACATCTTATTATAAATTTATGGGATTAAGTGCAGCAACATTCGCAAGTTGTTCTACTGGTCTTGTGACAATCGATTATGGAATGCGATTAGTTGATGAATATGAATACGTAGTTGTTGGTGGAGCTGATGCAGGTTGTTTTCCAATGGCTATTAAGTATTTCAATACATTAGGTGCTGTAGGAAATTACAGTATGCCTTTTGATGATAGCCGTACTGGTTTTTTAATGGGCGATGGTTGTGGTGTACTAATATTGCAATCAGAAGCTATGGTTAAAAAGTACGGAAGTAAGGTATTCGCTAAGTTATATCCTTGCGGTATGGCTAGTGATGCTTTAGATATGACAAGCCCTGCTAATGATGGTCGTGGTGCTCGTATTAGTATGTCTAAAGCAATAAAAGATATCGGAGAAATAGATTTTGTATGTGCGCATGCAACTTCTACACCAATAGGTGATCCGATAGAGTACGAAACTGTAGCAAGTTTCTTGGGAGAAAAACCTATTTGGGCTCCGAAGTCTAAAATAGGTCATACCCTAGCAGCTGCTGGAGTGTTAGAATGTATATATTCAATTATTTCAATGGAAAAAGGAATAATTCCTCATATACATAATTTAAAGAGTGCTTCTTGCGATACTAAAAATCTTTTAGTACGTGAGAATTTAAAAACTAACAAAAAAGTATTGCGAACATTAAATAACTCATTCGGATTTGGGGGAAAATGTATGTCGCAAGTAATAGAGGTAAATAAATGAAAACAATAATACTTTTAGCAATCGGTGTATTAATCGGTTGGCTTTATAAACCAGCGTTTGCTGATAATATTATAAACAAATCTAAAGAAATTATAATTGGTGCTTACACTAATTTGAAATCCTTATTTAAAAAAGGAGACAAATAGTAAAAATGGCACGGACAATTAGTAAAACGGAAATAACAAATACAAAGGAGATACCCCAACGTCAAAAATCGTGGGGTTATCACCTAATTATTGATGCAAAAGGTTGTACTAAAAATTTTAATAAACCAGAAATTTTAAAAACATTTTTAAATGACCTTTTAGTTCAAATTGATATGAACGCATGGGGTGATCCATGGATTACTCACTTTTCTGAAAAACCAGAGATAGCTGGTTGGACAGTAATACAAGCATTGACTACAAGTTCATTAACAATACACTTTTTAGACAATAGTGGTGATTGTTATTTCGATTTGTTTTCGTGCAAAACTTTTGATATTGAAATGGTGAAAACTATGATAAAAGTATACTTTGATCCTATTTCAATGAAGGATCAGTATCTTGTTAGACAAGCGTAACATCACACCAAAAGAAGCAGTAAAAGAGTGGTTGGCGAGACTTAAAATACCTCGCCAAGCACTTGATGGTCATTCCATATGTCCCTTTAGTAAAGGAATTAATGTAAAAAAACCAGAGGACTTGCATATAGATATATCTTTCCGCCCTCCTTTACTTTCACAAATTAGAAAAATTAAAATTTATAATATAACCAATCCTAATCTTACACCTGTAGAATTAGATTATTGGTGTGAATATTTTACAAACAGATATGAAAATTATATATTTATGAGTGACCATAAAGATAGAGACACTTATATTAATGGAATTAAAACGAATAATGGTTATTTTAATTTCATGTTAGTTCAAAGTTTACCAGAATTAAATGAAGCACGTAAGAGTTTATTAAAAACAAACTATTATAGTTTTTGGGATCCTGAATACTTAAAAGAGACTTGGAATAATAGTTTTAACAAAGATGAATAATTATGAGTGTTTGGACTGACTACGATTCATTAAAAGAAATTATTATTGGTGTTATACCAAAGCCTGAATACTTTTCAAATTTTTTAAAACCAGATATATTAGAAGTCCTTATTCCAATTATAAAAGAAACAGAAGAAGACTTAGAAAGATTTTCGAATATATGTACTTCTTTAGGGGTAAAAGTATACAGACCAAAGGTAATGGATTTTAGAGAACCATTAAAGCTTCCTGGATTTAAAATTAAAAATCCAATCGCACCATTAGTTCCGAGAGATAGTTATCTAGTATATGGAAATACAATCTATTCTTCTTATACAAGTATGGCTGATAGGTGGTTAGAGTCATTATCCTTTTATGATATATTTATGGATAAGTATAAAGAAGGATATAATTGGATATCGACACCAGTTCCACAGCTAAAAGATTTTCGCCCTGATACTCAATGGTACACTCATGGTGGTGATCGTTATGGAGTAGATTTAGTTAATAAAATATTATGGCATTGTGCTACGATGTATAAATGTGGTGATGCAATAATTGTAAATTCTTCTGGTCCTGGAACTAAGTTAGGATATGAATGGATGAAACGAAACATACCAAATACTAGATTTATAGATAATGGAAATAAACCACATCGAGGATGGGGGCATATAGATCAGTTTTTTTTTCAAACAGATGACACAACTGTATTCTGTACTAATCGAAACTATGTACCTGAGGTATTCCTAAATAATAATAAGTTTAAAGTACATGAATTTGGTCATTTAATTAAAGATGTAGATATGAAAATATATGAACATCGTCTTGCTCAAACAGATGGTAAGTATAGTATTGAATGGATTAATGAGTGGATAGATGAATGGAGAGGTTTTGCTCAAGAAGTAGCATTTGATAGTAATGTAGTTGTAGTTGATAATAAAAATATAATTGTTACTAACGAACAACCAGCACTTTCAAATTATTTTAAAGAATTTGGTATAACATTACATCCTGTTAATTTAAGACAAGGTGGATTTTGGGATGGCGGAGTTCATTGTTTATCACTTGATATTAAACGAGATGGAGAAAAAAGAAGCATTATATGAGAAAAGTTTATAACTGGATAAATCCTACACATTACGTGGATTATGAAAAATTAAAGAATGTAATCGTTCCTTTAATGCAAGAAGATTTAAATGAGTGGATGAAAACAAATCCTATTGAGACAAGCACTGAATGTGCTTATGCTCCACCAGAAGAAGTAGAAGAAAAAATATTATCACAGAAACAAGAGATAAAAGCACATAAGAATCGTTCGATAGCTTATAAAGAACTTCTTACAGATGAAGCTGAAAGAAAACATTATAATGACTGGAGATCAATAGATTTTCTTTATGAACGTAAATGGAATAAAGAAGTATTTAAAAGATCTTGGCAATTAATGTCTGAGTGTGTAGGAGTTAAACAAATTTTTATTAATTTTATTAAACCACATGGAATTATTACACCACATCTAGATACTTCTACTTGGGAAAAAATAGAAGAAGACTGGGAATTACCACTTTATACATTAGAGGGTGCAAGTATTATTGCTACACTTTTTACAGGTATGAAAAATAGAGAAACTAAGTCTGTTGGAATGAAAGTTAATGGAGTTTATAAGTATCCATTAGCAGGAGAATTAGTTTGCTTTGATGGAAGATGGAACGAACATCAAATGTGGAATAATACAGATGAATGGAGAATTACAGCAGTTATAGATATTGATAGAAAATTTTTTAATGAAGTAGTTGAAGATGTTGATGAAGAAAAAATAGAAATAAAAAAACCAAAAGACATAATTACCATAGAGGAAGGTGTAACACTTAAACTTAAAAATTATTTTAGCAAAGAAGAAGTAGAATATTATTTAAATCATAATTTAACTGAGAAAATAGAATTTTTAAAAGATAGAATACTTTGGTTAACCAATTCAGGGCGTAAAATATACGCAGACTATTTAGATGAAGATTCAACAACAATTTTTTTAAATAGTAATATAGCAAAAATAGATATTTACTTTAAATCATATAGAGATTTTTATGTTCATAGCACCTAATTCTTATATTGATTATGCTTTTTTATTAGATTATTATCCATCATTAGTTGAGGATATGAATGAATGGCTTAAAACGCATACACCAGAAAAAGATTCAATAAGTGTATATGCTGATGATGAACCTGTAAATAAATTTTTATCTACTACTATTAATTTCGTAGAAACTTGGACAACTCATGAAGAATATGAGCATCGTAATGATTGGAAATCTATACCTGTATTCTTTGAAAAGGTGTGGAATGAGAAAGATTTTCCTAGATTTTCAGAGCATGGTAAAAAATTAAAAGGATTAAGGCAATTAATTATTAATTTTATTGCTCCATATGGTAAAATAACATTACATACTGATGTTGATAATTGGGCTAAGATGACTCAAGACTGGGGTTGTAAATGTGAAGGATATTCATTAATTGCTACTTTGAAATCAGGTATGAAAAATTCTAAAGAAGAAACAGTTGGAACACGCATAAGAAATATTAAAACTGGTGATGACACATGGGCTTATCCAATTGAGAATGAATTTGTTTGTTTTGATGGATTAAATTATAATCATGCAATAACTAACAATACAAACGAATGGAGAATTTCAGCTGTGTTTGATATTGATAAAGAAAAATTTAATTCTAATTATATTAAAACTGGTAAACAAGTTTGTGAATCTTTTAAAGAAATTATATGAAAGACTATCCTTTTAGTTTAAAATTAGAAAAAATATTTGATCCAATTATAAATTTAAATTCTATATACACGTACCCTGCTGGTAGGCATGTTTTAGAAAAGGTTTACGATCATAAAACAACTAAAATATCTTCAGATAATTTAAAAAAATTAGAAACTGATAATTGGAAAGTAAAACTAATCGAATTATATGTTATACCACATGAGACTAAATGGACTGATATAAATTCAACTCATTGTGGATATCCAAGTCTTGATCCTCATATATTAAGACATTATTCACCAAATATATCAATGGAAGGAACTGCTAAATTATTTTTTATATATGGTGGCGATTTAAATAGTAAAATGGAGTGGTTTAAATTAAAACCTTTAGCTTCAGAAAGTTCATTTAACAGCGATGGTCACCCTCTGACAAAGCGTAATTACGCATTTTGTGCTGCTCTTTTTAAAGAAAGTGATTGTGAATTAATTTTTGAATCAAAATTACAAAATTTAATGTTTATTAATGTATCATTACCTCATAGAATAAATAATTCTAATTCTTATAAAAAGATTTATATAATAAGTTGTTTATTTGAAGATGAAGAATATGAAATTAAAAATAATGTTCATGAAAAATGGATACATTATACCAGAGGAATATCGATTAAACAAGCTTCTCAAATATATAATAATTTATTAGAAAAATAAAATGTGGATGGATGTAAAAAAATATAAAGATTATCAAAAATTAAATGATTGTCAACCTTTAATTATTGATGATTTAAAAAATTGGTTAAAAACTCACAAAATTGAAGAAGCAAAACTTGTATTTTCCAGTAATGACTCAAAAGATTCAGTAAGAAAACATAACTGGAATATTTCTTATGCTTGGCTAACTCCAAAGGGAATAACTTTTACTGATCCTGAAGAAGAAGTAGATGAAACAGAAGATACTCCAAATCCAGCATTTAATCCAAACACATATAAACATGTAGATAATTGGAGATTTGTTCCAGGATACGTTGAGGGTAAATGGAATATGGAATTTTTAAGTGTAAAAACACAAAAAGTATTAAGTGAATTACAAGGATTGCTACAAATGAATATAAATTTCTTAACTCCATTTGGAAAAATAACACCACATACAGATGTGGGTAGTTGGAATAAAATGGCTACTTATTATAATAAGCCAGACATAGATGGCTATTTAATTATATCAACAATACATTCGGGTATGACGGATCCTAAAACTAAAACGGTGGGTATGCGTGTAGGTATAGGTGACTCGTATATGAATTGGCAACCAGATGATTATGTTGAACGTAGATACCCATTAGTTGGAGAATTAGTTTGTTTTGATGGAAGAAGAGGGGTTCATGACATGTGGAATAATACAAAAGAGTATCGTATAACTGCTGTATTTGATATAGATAAAAACGCATTTAATTTATGATAATTGAAACACGAACATTTAAATGGTATAAACAATTAATTGAATTACAAGAATTAATTAAAGAAGATTTTAATAATTGGTTATTAAAATATAAATTTGAAGATAGAGTTCAAGTACAAAAATTTGAAAATCCAGAAGTGTATCCTGAATATTCAAACATTACAGGTGATATGGATGATTATCATAGACCTGAGAATATAAAAGATAAAGAAGAGGGTAAGTCAAAAGAATATTGGTTTTGTGATCCTATACTTACAAATAAAGGTAATATTAAATGTAAGTATTATGAAGATTGGAAAAACTCTGCTGACTTTGCTGCTAAAATTCCAGGACTAGTACAATATATTGTAAATTTTGTAAGACCAAAAGCTAAACTTCCTATGCACGATGATAGTGGTGGTTGGAAAAGACAAGAAAAAGATTTAGGAATTAAATTAAACGGATTTACAAATGTATTTGGTTTACAAGCTAATGGAAATAATTCTTATTTTGAATTTGGTAAAACAAATTCTAAACACCCATTAAACACAGGACAATGGATAACATTTGAAGGCAAAACACATGATCACAACGTAGTGAATAATAGTAGTATGTGGCGTGTAACTGCAGTTGTCGACTTTTTAGCATCTGAGTATAACCTTTCAATAGAAGAAAATAAATACTTAAATCATAGATGGAATAACTATAATTACTAATATGTGGATAGACGCAAAAAAATATAAACATTATGAATATCTTAATAAAAGTTTAATTCCTGCATTGGAATTAGATTACAATAGATTTATTCGTAAATTTAATATAATAGAAACAGGTATAAATGTATTTCGATTTGAATATCCAAATCGAGAAGATGATCATGCTGATGATTGGTGGGCAATACCACTTATTCAAGGAGGCAAAGCAGTTCCACCTTTAAAAAATCCATGGCAGCATTCAACAGCAAGTCTTAAAGAAATTCCAGGAGTATTTCAATCGATCGTAAACTTTATAAAACCATTCGGTGGTTTACCATTACATCACGATTTTGGTAGTTGGCAAAGGATTGAAGAAGCATTAGGTCGTCGAGTAGAAGGATATACACTTGCGATAGGTATTGATATGCCTTCAAATGACCCAAATATTTGTGGTATGGAGTTTGAAAATGACAATTATCCAAGAACTTATAAAAATAATGAAATCGTAGCATTTAATGGGCGTGATTATATGCATAGAGTATGGAATAAGACAGGAAATTGGCGTGTTTCTTGCGTAATTGATACAAATGTAGATAGTTGGTTATGACTTTACAAACAACTTAAATTATAGTATAATATTGAATATATGTGGCTTGGTAATCCTACAAATTATAAACACTATCATGAATTAAGCATTATGATGATGGCTTTGATGAGCGATTATGCTGAATGGAGAAGGCAACGATCCTTTGAAACAAATACAGTAAATGCTGATGATCGTTATTCTATGCCTATTGAAAATAAAGGTGGATTTAAAGCATTACCATTAATTGATGCTCGCAAAATAAATGAACAACTAGAAGATAGATATTATTGGAAACGTGCTACTACACAATTTTATCATATTCCTGGTGCTATAGATTTATGTATTAATATGATACGTCCTGGGAAAATGTTACCAGTTCATCATGATGGTTATGTTTGGGACTGGATCCGTCAGAGTATGGGAGATCCTACGTTAGAGGGGTATACTGTAAGCTTTGGTATTGATATACCAGAACCTGAAAATCAAGGACTAATATTTGATGGTGTAGAAAAAATTTGGAAAACAGGTGAGTTCGTAGCGTTTAATGGTCATGATATTCAACATAGTTTAACAAATAAATCAAATAATCCAATGCATTGGCGTGTGACAGCTGTAATGGAAATAGATAAAAAAGAATTTAACACAATACAATAATATGAACAATATACTTGACGAAGATAAACTTCAAGAAGAAATATATAATGAAATATTTACTTGTGCTATGGATCTTCATGTTAAACATTATAAAAATCAAAACATTAATCAAATAGTATCAAGTTCGATGCTTGCGATTGCTATGCGTTTTTATAGAACATCTTTAACATCAGAGGAGTATTTAAAATTTTTAAATTCAGTGGTAGAGGTTGGTAAAGAAGCTAAACCATTCGGAGTTGCTGATATAGTACCAAAAAAAAGTTTACATTAGGGAGGTATATTGACTAAATAAGTTTGCTTTATTTTAACAAAGGAGGTTGCAATGACTCTTTTTGTTTATGAGGTAATAGTACTTATTTTATCAGTTACTATATTAGGTGTGTTTATATACTATATGATTAAAATTGAAAAAAATCGAAAAAAATAATTATTATTTTACATAATTTACATAATGAATATATTTTACTTAGATAAAGATCCTAAAATCTGTGCGACAATGCACTGCGATAAACATGTAGTAAAAATGATTATAGAGTATGCGCAGTTATTGTCAACTGCGCATCGCGTCCTCGATGGTACTTCACTAAACACCTTTTCAAAATCAAATCGTAAAATTATAACTTGGATTCATCCTACTCCATTAATGGAAACTACATTATATAAATCTACTATGAAGAACCACCCATCAGCTATATGGGTACGTGAAAGTGTGACACATTATGAATATTTAAAAGAGTTATGGAAACATTTATCAGATGAATATACTCATCGTTATAAAGGCATACACAGTACTTATGCTAAATTAAAAGATGTATTAAAAATAAATCCAATCAAAATACCTAATCTTCCATTTAATGAACCACCACCTGCGATGAAACATTTTTCAGATTGTATTGTACCAAATAATAGTCTTCACTCTTACTATAATTATTATATTGTAGCTAAGAGTTATTTTGCTAAATGGACTAATCGTCCTATACCTTTATGGTA